CCTACAGAAGCTAAGGCCGCTTGCGACCGCTTTCTTAAGCAGGGTTTAATTAAGAGTAAAGAAGCCTATGTCGCTGAGTATGATTGGAGTGAGTAATGTCCAGAGATAGGCCACATACACCTGAGAGTATTGCATATAATATTAAATGGAATAAAGATAATAAAGAAAAGCGTCAAACCATTCTACTACGGAATGCACTAAAACGTTATTATAATATTACTTTAGAAACATTTAATAAAATGTTCGATAATCAAAAAGGTTGCTGTGCTATCTGTGGCATACATCAACTTGAATTAAAAAGAAGATTATGTGTGGATCACTGCCACACTACAGGGAAGATAAGAGGTCTACTTTGTGATGCCTGTAATAAGGGTATTGGACATTTAAATGACAGTACAGACAGGCTACAGACCGCAATTAATTATTTAAATAACGACCAGTCATGGTCAGAATAAACAAGAGAGAAAGACAATCATGGCAACAGATAAAAAACTAGCAGTCGGTGAGTTTATTAATCCAAATACAACCACTGTTAAGGAACAACAAGAAGAAGTCAAGACACCCACTGTGTCTAATGAGAAACCGGTACGTCGCAATCGTGGGGCGTTTAACGGGACACGTGGTAAGTTGCAAGTAGGAAATCTTATTACAGGATATCACTTGTACTTCTTTAATGATGAGCCGGGTCGCATTCAAGCGGCTCTTGACGCTGGCTGGGAATTTGTCTCTCCCTCAGAGGTAGGATATGCTGCATCGAACGTTACAAATACAAACGTCGATCTTGGAGATAGAGTAAGTGTTATTGGTAGTAAGAATGATATGGGTCAACCAGTCAAACAGATCTTGTTAAAGATTAAAGAAGAATGGTGGGACGAAGATCAAGCTGATATCCAATCACGCAATGACAAAACAGATGCTTCCATTCGTAGAGGTAAAGGTGGTTCAGGAGTTGATACCACTGGATTCTATAATGCAGGCATTAAATATTAATACTAATCTTATTGAAAGACTTTAAATGGCAAATACAAACGCCCCTCGTGGTCTAAGCCCAATCGGTACTATTACCGGTGGAGCTTGGAATCAGCAAGGCCAAACGTTCGCTATCGCTACTGATGCTTCTAACACATACGCCATTGGTGATGTTGTAAAGCTCGCTGGTGGTTCTGATGCGTATGGTGTTGCATATGTAAACAAAGCAGCTTCTACTGATATTCCTGTTGGAGTTATCGTTGGTTTCCGTGTAGCGGATTCTGGTGTATCCCTTCAAGGTACTAACCTTAACCTAGCACAACTCTATCTCGGCTTAAGTGCCGGTTTACGTTATGCTGTAGTTGCAACTGATCCTAATATCATCTATGAAATTGAAACAGATGCTACTGGTGTTGCTGCTGCTAACGTTGGTTCAAACGCTGGTATGACTATTACTGCCGATCAAACTTCTACACTGTCACAGTCTAGTCCTTTGTCAAGCACAATTCTAGTTGCTTCATCTATTAAAGCTCAAGGTACTTCAGGTTCATTGGCATTACCATTGACAATTATCGGCGTATCGCAACGTCCTGATAACTCAGTTGGCGCCTATGATAATGTACAAGTTATCTTTAATCGTCATCAATATAAGCAAGCCCAAGGCACTGCTTAATAACTAGATAACAAAGGAATAAAAACATGGCAGGCGTAATCACAACCGGTACCCATCCTAAGGCCCTATGGCCTGGTATTAAAGCTTGGTGGGGCCAAGTATACGAAGAGCATCCAGAAGAATATTCTTCACTCTTTGATAAAGAATCATCACATCAAAACTACGAAGAAGATGTCCAGTTAACTGGCTTTGGACTCGTTCCACAAAAAGCTGAAGGCGCTGGTACTACCTACGATTCAGAGATTCAAGGTTTCACAACCCGCTACACACACATTGCATACGCTCTTGGTTACATCGTAACTAAAGAAGAGTTGGATGACAATTTGTATGAGCAAGTCTCTAAGAAGCGTTCTGGTGCATTAGCAATGTCTTTCCGTCAAACGAAAGAAAACGTTGCTGCTAACATTTACAACCGTGCATTTACTACAGGTACCAACCTACAGTATGCTGGTGGTGATGGCGTAGCTCTTTGCTCCACAGCACATCCTAATACTTCTGGCGGTACATTCGCTAACAAGTTAACAGTTGATGCTGATCTCTCCGAAGCTTCTTTGGAAGATGCAACAATCGCTTTGATGGGCTTCCAGGATGACCGTGGCCTCTTGATCAATGTAATGCCTAAATCATTACACATTGCTCGTCAAGAGATCTACAATGCTGGTCGTATTTTGAAGACTGTTTCACAACCAGGTAATGCAAACAATGACTTGAACATCCTCAAGGCAAACAATGTATTCCCAGGTGGTGCAGTTGTTAACCATTACTTCACATCTCCTCATGCTTGGTTCATCCGTACTAACGTACGTGATGGTATGAAGTATTATGAGCGTGTTGGTGTACAGTTCGATCAAGATAATGACTTCGACACCATGAATGCGAAAGCAAAAGGTTACGAGCGTTATTCATTCGGCTGGACCGATCCACGTGCTATCTTCGGTTCTAACGGTCCGTAATAGTATTTAAAAGTTCCAATGACGCCCTTCGGGGCGTTGTTAATTCAACGTCAAAGGAATATATATTATGGGTACACCTACCCGTCTTACACAGGGTCTATCGACCCAAGTTAAAGGTTCTGTTCTTGGAGATTATCCATTACCAGATCCGTTTCACACAGGCTCTACAAAGGGCCTAAATGTATTCACCTATTCAAATGATTTTGTAGATTTAGGTAATGCTGCTTCACGCACTATTACAGGTTCTGCTACATTTGCTCTAGCCGATGGCCTTGGTGGTATTGGTGTTCTTACACCAAGTGGTGCTACTGTTGCTGCTTCTGTATATCGTACTGCAGCTGCGTTCCAGTTTATTGCTGGTCAACGTTTCTGGTTTGTGCATCGTATTAAAGCTTCGTCTGTTGCTGGTAACGTTGTTCTATCTTTTGGTGTTTCTAAATCAACTGCTGGAACTATTGCTACTACTGATCGTTTAGCATTTACTAAAGCTGCTGGTTCTACTTCATTGAATTTAGTTTCAACTGTTGGTAGTACTGCAACTACATTAGTTACTGGTGTTGCTACTGCAGTTTCAGATACATATCTAGATGTTGGTTTTTATTATGATGGTACTGATTTGTTAGTGTTTGCTAACGATGCTCTAGTAGCTCGTGTAGCTAACCCAACTATTGGCTCCTCTGGTACAACTTTAACTAACGCCACTCTAACTCCCTTCTTTGCTATTACTCCAGTTGCTACTGAAACTGTTACTATTGACTACGCCTTGATTGCTCAAGAAGTATCACGCTAATAGGGGGTTAACATGGCTAACGTAGTTAACACTCAGATTATCATGGATGGTAATCGAAATGCTGTTGTTAAAGTTACTGGTGTCCTTGATACTTCTAACGTAGCCGCTTCTGGAACTTTAGGTACTGCATCTACAGGTGTAACAACTTTAAATTCTAAAACGATTACTTTTACTGCAGGCGGATTAACTCCAACTGTTGGACAAGGTGTTACAGGTACTGGCATCCCAGTTGGTGCGTATGTTGCTTCTGTTACTAGTACAACTGCAGTAGTCTTGAACGTAGCTGCTACCGCAAATGGTAGTAGTCTAACTTTCTCGCTAGTTGCTGGTAGTATTATTATTATTGATCCAGTTAATTATACTCTAATACCTACAGGATTTAGAATTGATCATCTTGATTATTCTATCTCTGATCCGCTGGAAGTTCGTTTACTATGGGACGGAAGTACCCAAGTAGATATTCTTCCTATTGCTGGTCGTGGTAAGATGAGCTTCTTTAACTTTGGTGGTTTGCAGAATAATGCACCTAGTCCTACAGGTCGTATTGCTTTAACAACTACTGGATATAATACTACAATCGGAACAACACCACTGGTGTTCTCCGTAGTACTTGAACTGGTTAAACAGGGCGTTCAGTAATGCAAGTTGCAAACAGCAACGCAAGAGAACTACAACTGTCCGCTACGGTTATCCGTGCGGACGGTACTGTAGTTGAA